TTGAACAATGAATTGATAATCACGGTGAGGGGGTTTCCGGACGGTTGAGAGTGGGTCTTGCGAATCACTTCTCCACGCACCAGAATATCGGCGTTACAGATATGCTCCCAAAGAGCAGCTCTGATCAGCTTAGCCTCCTCATCGTCATTGTACCACTCATTGATCTTTTCCATGATTTTGACAAGAATTTGCATTAAAAGTGAACCGTCAAAATTCGAAAAGTCACCCGCAATCATATAGTTTCCCATAGATTGCAAGTGATGGGCCAGTTTCGTCCATTCGAGAGAATAAGGGTTAATACCAACAGCAATGCCATTATCAATCCTATTTCTCATAACATGAGCAGCAAAATCCAAAAAGTATTGTCTAATAGCAATGACAAGATGTTGCGGGCAAGCTTCGAAAACTCGAGTCTTACCAGCATCGGTTTTAGCGTTCGGTCGCTTTTCATCTTTCAGTGTAGCGATAGAAATAGCACTACCCCGAATCCCTTGTCGTGAATCGTTTAATAAATTTTGGACATCTTGTTTAAGTTCAGGATTGTCAACTATGTAGTCTTCACCATCACCTAACCAAGCTGTTTTACCTTTAGACTTGTTGCTCAAATTATATGGATATCCAGGAGAGGTCGTTCGGTTTATCGGTCGTTTATACGGGTCACCATCTACTCCAACAATTGCCTCCTCATAACTGTGCACAATGCCAGTTCCAGTTTTAGGTTTCCCTAATCCCTGGAACACATCATTTGCAGCAGCTTCAAGGAGGTCAGGATCAACAAAAGTCTGTCCACCCATGATTTTCTTAATACCTTTCAGCATTGGATCGACCACACCTTCACCTTGTACGAATACAGGTTTCAAATTTGCTGGTTTTGCAATATGTGGTTGTACCTTATTGAAAATCAAGGATGGAGAGAGTTGAGTTGTAGTTGGGGCAGCAGGTGATGGTGCAGTGCCTACATTAAGACAATCACCTAGATCAAGCAATGAAACCTTGTACGAAGGGTCCACCCACGATTGAGAATATGGAAGTCTTCCATCAATTAAATATGACTTAGGAATTCCAAATTTCGCAACGTGAGCATTTAGAGCTTGCTCCAGAAATTGTCTAGTGGTCAAAACACCAAGAGCTAGTACGCCAGCGCCTCCAGCAACATGGAAACCAATAAGTTTAGTATGGATAAGTCGATTGGAGATTGAGAGCAACGCTCCACACACTCCATCCGGCGTCTCCAGATCGTAATCTATATGGTTGCCAATTCTGATGGGGCACTTGCATTGGTCAGTATCCTTTGGGCAAGTTCCGGGTCGATGTAAGAAATATTCAGTAGTTTTAGTGGAAACAGTAAAAGAAGAGGGATATTTTTCCTGAACAATTGTTTTGCCTTTGTACTCGTAAAAGCCGGAGAAAGTGAGATCTCCTTCTTGTAAGAGGTCAATATCTTCAGATCCTAGAAACTTAGAAAGAATGCGAGGTCGGTTAGGTACTACTGGAGGGAATGAAACTAAAACAAGATCAACAGGAGATCCATCAAGCTGGAAAACCTGAGATATATTACATTGATCAATCGGAATTTTAATAGCAGCTTCAGTTGAATATGGGTTTCGAATGATAACGTATTTGATTGGGTCAAGGTGAGGTGGATTAAGAATAGTATGTGCAGTAGTAATCATGGTGCGTCCAACTATGAAGACACCATTACTCCTACTACACAAACCCTTCTCATCAATTGCTTGAATCCAAACAGAGTTATTCAGGAGAACCTGAGTTGTCTGCTCTATTTGAACTCGATCACGTTGAGCATACTTACGTGCACCAATGTGCATTTCAGTTTTGCACTCCACCAAGCTTTGAGCCAATCGCTGGGTTTTAGGCATACGCGGATTATTTTCATACACTCTCTGTGCAAATTGTCGTTGTCTAGGAACACTGGGTTGGGTTTCATATATTCGTTGAGCATAAGCGTTGTTACGAGGCATCTGAGGTTGATTATCATAGACACGTTGGGCAAACGGGCCTCTACTCAGTGAACGTGAATTCCAAATATCACGTGCAGCGGAGAGAACAGCCTGCTTATCCTTCAAATCTATGTTAGCAATCTCAATCTCGTCACAGACTTCACACCCAGCGAGACAAGTAGACGACAACATTTTGCGAGCTTCTTCGTAGGTTTGGTCAGGATTAGAACAATTGGTGTAGAGCAATATTGGACATTCGCGGCGAGAACGTCCTTGTGGGATTTCACGTCGCAACTGCTCTCGTATGTCTTCCAAGCTGTCTCTATCAAGTCCGAGCGCAAGCAAATCATTGCGAACAGATTTGATTCCCGTGCGATCCAAAAAGTGGTCCAGCATGCTACCTGAGTTGGGATACTCAAGGATAGAACACGCTTTACACTCTCCGCACGGAGAAGTAGCATCAGAAGGCGCACGATTGAACTGACACCAATTGTCCAAACTGTCAGAGGGCTGGCGATGAAAAATTCCAGTGTACCAAACACCAAACAAAGCAAGAGCAGAAGAGCAAATGCCGGTAATAATTTTGGAGGTTGGTACACTAGGGAGATATTCAATACATTTATTAGCTACAGAAGAGAAAATAGAAAGAATAAATTGGGCAACAGAAAGCAAGGAATTATTTACAGTATCTACACAAGCACGTAGACTTTTCCAAAGAGTAGTCATATGTTTATTGCAAGCTTTCTTATGTGTGTAGAAAAGTTCTTTGATCTTCCCAACACGCTTTCGCATGTTGAAAATATGAGAAATATTCCCAAAAATGGGATCTTCCTCAGCATCAAAGAAATCTTCTCCAAGGTCTACTTTGAATTCTTCTTCATTAGCAAGGATCTCTACGAATTTTTCAGGATGGAAAATTTTATCAAATTCGTCAAGAATTTGTTGTTCTGTTGCAGGAGCCTGAGGGGCTTCAATACCTGCTTCTTTTCGAATTGCATTGGCAAGAGCGACACTTTCGGTTTTCCTTCGCTCATTTTCTTGAACAAAGAAATCCCAAAAATCGTCAAATGTAAGGCCGTTCTTGCCAGGGATATAATGAACTTCAGCATTGCCAGATTGTTTATTATGACTCACTTTGTAACAGGTAAATCTATAGTGTTCAACAGTAAGGGGAGGGACATCATCAACAGAAATATTTTTATGCTTAGCTATGGTTTCCTTATCAAAAGTGTAATAAGCAACGCCACGTTCATCTTTACCAATAGGAACGCCGTATGCGGGATCAATTGTTACATCAGCCCAAACATGAAATCTACGATATACAGCACCAGGATCAACTAAAGATTTAATTTCCGGGAACTTTTGATTTGAAGATGCAATAATATATTCAGAAGTGAAGTTAGTTACACCTTTTGATTTAAGTTCAGCCATCTTTAGAGGGAATTGAGCAGTGTTTACCATATATTCCAATTCTTCGTATTCTTCAACAGGTTTTTGTTGAGAATCCTTTACATTGCCAAAATCATCAAGAACTACAATAGGTTGGCCAGTATAGCCTTCCCAATATTCATTCTTGGCACGTCGTGGAAATGCACTTGATTCATATTTTATACCTTTATCCTTCAGATAACGTTTGAAGATACGAGCTTTAAGAACTTCAGTAGCCACGCTCTTTCCAACACCAGGATGACCAAACAAATATAAAGCTACTGGTTGGGTTCTGATAGTATGACAACGGGCGGGACTATGGGTTGCCCATTCAACTTGGTCTTTAATACGTTTTTGCAAACTAGAGACAAGCTGAATATTTGAACGAGAATTTAATTTGGAAGCTTGAAAATGGTATTCATTAAGTTGATGATTAACAGTCAGAGTTTGATTAGCAATTGGAGCAGAGGAATCAATAAGTGGTTTCTCAAATTTTTCAATTAATTTAACAGCGGCGTAGAGATTCTCAAGTTGGGGGAAATTTTGCATAAATTTATATTCTTCGGCGCTAACTCCAAAAACGGTAGTATAGTAAATTTCGGAAAGATAATCGAAGACCCAATTGAACATGTCTTTCAAAGCCCGAAAGCCTTGAGCAGCACGCCCAATATTTGAAAAATGTTTAGTCATATCAGTTGGAGTTGGAAGGGTGCCAGAACACAAAAGCGTGAAAGCACCACAAAGGAAAGAAAGAAATCCAGCAAAAGGCAAAAGTTCAGGAGACTTTGTTGCAGTGGAGAACATATCAGTAACTAAAGACTGGCCAACGCGTACAGTAGAAGTAGGAGAGGAAAAACTTATATTAAGGTCTGAAAATGAAGGAATCAAGCTCATCAAATTGTCAAGAGAAATTTGGAGTAAACGAGCAAGATTTGTGCAGTGCAAAGTCAAAAGCAAAAGTTGCTTTTCCTTAAGGCAATTAGCAATAGAAACAAAAGAAATAAGAATGCCTAAAAGATCATATTCAGAAGGAATACTAAAAAGATTTTTAAGTTCATCACTAGCAGAAGAAAGAGTTTTAAGAATACTTTGAATCATGTCTATTGTTGGATTAAGTTTGTCCATGGCAGATGATAATTTAGCGCCATTAACAACGGTAGCAGCAGCTGTTCCCACTCCGGGCATAACAACATTAGCAGCAACATAAGCACCAGCTTTTGCAGTTTCAGCCAGAGCAACAGGATTAGAACAAACAGAAATAATATCATTTTTAATTTGAGAAACAGTGTCTGAAACTAAAGTTTGAGCATATCTTTTACGACCTGCAAATTCACGTTTCTTTTTCCTATCACGTTTTTCTAATTCGAGCTGTCTTTGAACAAAATTATTATGTTTCTCCTGGGCTTTCTTTAATTTCTCAATTTCGCGTTGCATTTCATTGATTCGTTTACGTTGTTGCCGCTCCTTATCTTCATCATTAAATTTGGAATATGTACAAGGACCAGGGTTTTCTTCAACATCTCCGGCAAGAAGAAGTCGGAGTTTATGATAATTAACATTAATAGAATAAGAAACTATATCAAGATCATGAAGAGTATTTTTAGTAATTTCAAAATTCTTAAAAACTATAAGGGTACGATCAAAATCCGAGTACTCGGGGGCGTAATCAGTAACATAAACAGGAACGCCAGAACAAGACATCAATCGCAGAAAGCATTTGATCTGATCCCATTCTGGTGAAATGTTCATATTATTCATAGCATGTTCTCGGATTTGGAAGAGGACATCAATAAGAGCTGCAGAATCTTGGGAAAGATCAAATTGTTTAAGGTAAGAATAAAGGGCATAAGATTGAAGAGAGTGATCGGAAGGATAAAAGTTATCAACAAAATTTCTGATATTAGATAAAGCAGCAGTAGCAGCAAGAGAATGAATAGAATATTCCGTAAAATCAGCATCAGTAGCAAAATCATAATCAGTATCCGAGGTACGAGTCAGGTCAAGTTGGTCCATAAGGTCAGTCAGGGTCAAAAACTTGTCCATGTTATATGGGGTTCGGTTTTCAATTGGTGATAGCGTTTTCCGGTAATACCACCCTCTATTGAGGGAATGACCTTCTACGGCTAGCGATTTTATTAACTTCTTTCTCTAAAGTACAGTGGACGAAATCTGTAGGTCAGTCCAGTCACGAGGAGTTATTCAAAGCTACTTTGCTCGCGCCTAATTTAAATAGAGAAGTTAAGAGTCTACTAACCGCCATGGGTTCTAGCCATGGTGCCTACCTCCAAAGAGATTGGAGTTCCAAAATAGTCGCCTGTAAGGTGCGCCAACGGTCGGGGTCGAATCCGCCGTGTGTTTCTTCAAGAGGAGATCGCGTCCTACTGGTCAACCAGCATATAGTAAGAGGTAGAAAACTTAAAATTAGGTTACTTAAAATTAATACAATTAGTCAAATAATAAATATGAGTATATATCAATCAACGCTTGCATCTGATATACAGACATAAATATTACAAACTAAAGGTTAAATATTACACAGCTCAAAAGTGAGAGCAATCATTCTACAGCCACGGTTTCACATACCTATTCAGCGTGGGGACAGCCACGGTTACACTAG